CGGCATGCAAGGCGGATACTTCGGATGTGGATATTGACTCCATGTCGATCACTCTTGCGCAGGACGGAACGACGTGGAGCGGATCGACTGGTAACTTGGCATGCGATGCTAGTTACACCTACTATGTAAAGTGCGAGGATGCGGCCGACAATGAGAGCGCCGCTTCTGAGTGGAATTTCAGCATCTCCGCAGCCGTAGCCGCAGCAATCGGTGGGGCCGGGCTCAATGCCACGCAGGGACCAATAGGGGGCGCAGGGCTGAGTGGAACGCCCATGGGGGGAATGGGGAGATGATTTTGGGGCGTCCGGCCAACCCGGAGCCCCACCCTTTACATAGATTCACGACCAGCCGCCAAGCCTGCGCGTCTAACGCTGCCCCATCAACCGATACGGCGGTTTTTAACAATATTCATTGTTTTGGATAAGTTTAAAAGGATAATAAATGGCTATAGTTTCTGATTCTGAAATTCTTAATTTTTTAGATGTTACAGAAGAAATATTTACAGTAGATGCTTCAAACGATGCATTGATACTAAAATATGATGCAGGAGTGGCAGCTACTTTAGATATCTCTGATGGAACGTATGAAGGATCAGAATTAGCTACGGAAATAAAAACAAAAATTGATACAGCTTTTACTATTACTTCAACTGTTACATATAGTACAACAACTCGCAAATTTACTATTGCTGTATCTGCCGGTCATACAATTCAATATATCAATTCAGGAAGTGAGATTGGATTAGATATTGGCTTTACTGAAGATAGTTCTGCATCACTTTCTATAACTTCTGATTCAGTTGCTCAAGGAATAGATCCATCAAGTATTATTATTGATTTTAAAACTTCATTTGAAGAATCATTTCAAAAAGAATGTAGACGTACTTTTGAAGAAACATCATATACTCTTGAAAAATATGACGGTAAAGGAATTAGAAATCTATACTTAAAAAACTATCCTGTTACTACTCTTGATCGCTTAGTTATTGGAACAACTGAAGTAATAAAAGTACGAAATACAAGTGCTTATACAACCGCCAGTGTGTCAGTCCTCTCTACAGGGCTTAGATTGGTCAAAGATGGTATTCCTGACACTACAGTGACCTTTGCTGCCAATACGACGATGAATGCGATTGTAGCGGCGATTACGGCCCTTGGAAGTGGTTGGGAAGCTTCTGTTGTTAGTACGATTTACGGTAACTACAAATCAACCGAATTACTACCCTTACTTGGATTCAGTTGTATAGATAGTAATTGGATTTATTTAAAGATTCCTTATGCTACAGAAGCAGAATATGATTTTGAAGTTGATACTAATGCTGGTATAATTCATAGATCATTTCCATTTCCTAAAGGATTCAAGAATATATTTGTTGATTATTCAGCAGGTTATTCATCCGATAACATGCCTCCAGATATTAAGACGGCTGTAAAGATTGGTACTAAATATATGTATGATCAATTCAAAACAGAATCATATGGATTAAAAAGTTATAAAACTGGTGACATTACAGTTGTTTATGATAAAGGTGATAGTAAATCATCTGTTGCTTATTGGCCTAAAGAAGTTCAACGAGTAATAGATAGATATAAAAGAAGGTTGGTATAATGGTTTTTGGACCTAAAGTATCTATGAATTTGAAAAGTTCTGTTGAAATAGATGACGGAATCGGCGGAACTACAACTACTTGGCCTAATGTAAAAACAATCAAAGGAGTTCTACAAGCAGCCACTAATGATGAGAAATTTATAATTGGGAAGAATACTGTTGTATCTACTCATCACTTTTTTTGTGATTATAATAAAAATACTACAATTACAGAAAGACAAAAGTTTTCTTTTGGGTCTAGGAATTTTGATATTATATTTGTTGACAATATAGATCATATTAATAAATATCTTAAAATATATCTTCTGGAAATAAAATAATGGCTGAATTAAAATGGAATGGAGATAAATTATTTCAAAGTATAGTAGATAACACATTAAAGAGAATGGATAGACTTGGCAATCAGATGGTCAAAGATATTAAAGCATCTATGAAGCCAGGTACAGGAAGAACATATAAATCTAAAACTGGCGTAGGAATGCATCGGGCATCAAAGCCATACTATCCACCTGCACCTGATACAAAAAGTTTAAAGGATTCAATAGACTACAATGTTTGGATAAGTGGATATGAGATTACTTTAAGAGTTGGTACTGATGTTCCATACTCTAAGTATCTTGAGATTGGTACTTCAAAGATGTTACCAAGACCTTTTCTTAGACCTTGCTTGGAAAGATTTAGACCTAAAATTGTAGCAATAATTGGTAAAACTGGTGGAATCAGAGTTCTTCCATTTGCAGAGGATAGTGGTTTAGGTCTTGGTGAAGGATCATTGACATCATGATAGAACTTCAAACTGCTATAGTGACAAAATTTAATGAATTGACTGGAGGAAATCATAATACATTCTATACAGGTATTGGCGGTAGAATGTATTTTAGAAGAATTCCTAATACAGAACCAACTTTCCCTTATTGTATCTTTTATTTTGGATCAAATGTAAACGATTATCAATTTACAGAAGAATTTGACAATGTAGTTGTTCAATTTAGTATATTTAGTAATACTTCTTCATCTTCAGAATTAGGTAATTTGTTTACATATGCAAAAACTTTATTTGATTGGAGTCGATTAACTGTTTCTAATTATACGTTCTTGAAGATGGAACGTATTTATGCCAGTCATGGTGATTGGATTCCAGAAGAAGAAGTTTGGCAAACCGTAATTCAGTATAGAATTCTATTGGAGAGTTAAAAATGCATCCTTCGTCAATGAGTATAATGAGAAGATTTGCGAATACATATCTGCAATTTAATGAAGAAATAACAATAATTGATATTGGTAGTTTAGATATTAATGGATCATATAAAGAATTATTTGATAAAGAGTATTGGAAGTATATAGGAGTAGATATCATAGAAGGTGCAAATGTTGATGTTGTATTAGAAGAACAGTATCAACTTCCATTTAAAGACAATTCTATTGATGTGGTAGTATCTGGACAAACACTTGAACATATGTCTCATCCTTGGGTAATGATGGAAGAAGTTGGTAGAATTCTTAAAGTTGGTGGATTTTGTTGTATGGTTGCTCCCGGACATGGACCTATTCATGAAAAGGAAGATTATTGGAGGATTTTACCTGATGGAATGAAGACTCTTGCAAATATTGCCAATTTGCAGATTGTTGAAATTGGTCAATCTGGAGCAAGAACTTGGAATGATTCTTACCTTATAGCAAAGAAAGACAGTTAATGAAGTTGAATCTTGGATGTGGTTACAATCATGAAGAAGGTTTTGTAAATATAGACAATAGAATTGAATGTAAGCCGGATTTGGTTTGTGACTTATCTTTTAGATTACCATTTGAAGATAATACAATAGAAGAGATAAGAGCATTTGATTTTCTTGAACATCTCTATTCAGATAATGCATTATTTTTGATAGATGAGATTTATAGAGTTTTAATTCCAAATGGAAAGTTTGAATCATTAACTCCTTCTACTTCTGGTAATGGTGCATATATGGATTTGCATCATAAATCATTTTGGAATCGTTGTAGTTGGATTTATTTTATAGATGATGCTTATCGACATTTATATGGAACAAAAGCGAAGTTTAAAGGTGAAATCAGAGATGTTTTCACTAATACTTCATTGAATATAATTCATACACATGCGGTGCTATATGCCTGTAAATGAAGTTTCTATTATAATACCTGTAATTCGTCCTGATAAAGCTGAAAGATGCAAAGAAGCAATTTGTAAGAATTCAGGAGTCTTTAGATATCAATATGAAGTGATTTCAGAAGAAGATAAAGAACGAATTGGCGCTCCGCTCATGGTGAAGTATTTAGTTGACAAAACAAAATACTCTACTGTAATGTTTTTAGGGGATGATACGATCCCACAAGTTAATTTTCTAAAGAATGCACTTGATGCAATGAATACATTTGATGATCAGTGGGGATTAGTTGGAATGAATGATGAATTCTTCTTTGAAAATGGTCCTGCTACTCATTGGTTAGCACATAAAAATCTTCTTTCATTTCTTGATGGAGAATTCTTTCATACTGGTTATAGACACCAATATTGTGATTTAGAATTGACAGAACGATGCAGAGAAATGGGAAGATATCTTTGGTGTGAGAATTCAAAATTAATTCATGATCATCCAGTATTGCAAGGTAAGACAACTATTGGAACAGATTATGAAAAATCTAATTTACCAAATAATTATTATCATGATTTGAGATTATTTAAACGACGAAAGGCGAATGGATGGAAAAGCGCTTAGGAATTGGTTGGCCTCTAACTAACGAAATGATTCATTCAAAGTTTGTTTTAAGTTGGGTATTAATGGATAAACCTCAAGAGTATTCTTTCTTTCTTCCACAATTTCCTGGTTATATAGATAAAATCCGTAATAATATTGTAGAACAAGCATTAAAAAGTGATTGCACCCATCTCTTAATGATGGATACCGACCAAGTTTATCCTTTTGAAACAATTCCTAGACTTTTATCTCATAATAAAGATATTGTTGCTGCAAAAGTACATCGTAGATATCCATTGTTTGATCCAATTATGTATCGAGGGACTATTAGTAATTTTACTTCTGTATTAGATGAAGAATGGATAGGCGCAGATATCGTTGAAGTTGATGCTACGGGTACAGGATGTGTTTTATTTGATTTAAAAGTGTTTGAAAATATTGATTACCCATGGTTTCAAGAGATAATAGGTGAAGATGGTAAGCCAATTGGAGAAGATATAAATTTTTACTCTAAAGCAAAGGAGGCAGGATATCAAGTGTTCGTTGATCCAAGTCTTAAAGTTGGACATTTGAGTACATTGGAGATAACTGAAGAAATGTATTTTTTGTTTAAGAAATTGTCAGGTCACAAAATGGGTAATCAAAAAGGAGAATAAAGATGGCAACCGGAACAAAAATTGGTAAGGATACTTCAGTGCGCTTGGGTTCTTACATCATACTTGGTCTTGGTACTTGGAATATGACTGGTGTTACCATTGATCAATACGAAGATACTTCGTTTGGTGATGAATGGAAGACGTTTGTTCCTGGACTCAAGGATGGTGGTCAGCTTACGTTTGCGGGTGTTTATAAACCTGCTGATAGTACCGGCCAGCAGGCACTTCGTGTTGCTGCCGATGCCGGAACCAATATCACCGACATTCGTTTCTATGTTGATAATACTTCATATTGGATTCCGAAAACTACTAATCCATCTTCTTATGTAAATGTGACCGAATGGAGCATTTCCGCGGATAAATCAGGAGTAATGCAAACTTCGTTTACCTGTAAGGTATCTGGAGAGATGGAGCTCCTCTAACTTATTGATTTTATTGTTGATTTTACGATGCAGTAAAACTTGTCATCATGACACTACCCTGTGGTATATTGGTAAAAATACAAATTATCCACAAGGAGAGTAATGATGATAAATAGGATTAAGAACCGTTTATGTAAATGTGGTTGTGGGACAATGGTTGCAAATGATTATGCTCGCGGCCATTGTCATAGAATGGGATTTTCTCATTCAGAAGAATCTAAGCAAAAAATTAGTAAGTCACAAACTGGCAGAAAGTTTGGAACTCATACAGAGGAGGCGAAGAAAAAGATAAGTGAGTCTAAGAAAGGCTCAAAATGGTCTGAAGAGACAAGAATTAAGATGATGGCTCTTAAACAAAGTAAGAAGATAGTTAAAGAACAAAAATTGTGCGAATGTGGATGTGGAGAATTAGCTTCTCCTGGAAAGAGATTTTTACCTAGTCATCATCACAGATGTAGGACTGAAGAGACAAGAAAGAAATTCTCTGAGGTTCGTAAAGGTAAGCCAGTTAGTGATGAATTAAGAAGGAAAAGATCTGAGATTGGCAAGGCCCGTGCCGGTGTTAACCATCATATGTATGGAAAACACCATTCAGAAGAATCTAAACAAAAGATGTCTGAATCACGGACTGGAAGAGTTTGTTCGGAAGAATCTAAGAAGAATATGTCAAAAGCTCAGAGATTAGCTTGGCAGAATCCAAAATATGTTGCGAAAGTAAGAGCAGGACTTTCTGTTAAGCCAAATAAATCTGAACAATTTCTATTAGAGATCTTAGATAAGTTTTTTCCGAATGAATGGAAGTATGTTGGTGATTTTAGTTTTATAATAAACGGAAAGAATCCTGATTTTGTCAATATTAATGGAAAGAAACTCTTGATAGAATTGTTTGGTGATTATTGGCATCAGGGTGAAGATCCAGAAGACAGAAAGAAAATCTTTAGAGAGTTTGGATATGAAACTCTGGTTATTTGGGAGAGTGAATTAAAGAACGGATTAATGTCCATTAAAAACTTTATTAACAACTTTGTTAATAATTACTATTAAATCATTTACGTTGGATTTGACAATCAATCTTACAACAATTCAGACAAAGGACTTTTATGCCTTGGGATATTGATAGTAAAGAAGGACTGAATCCCGCTCGTCGTTTTAATTGGGATGAAAATGGTACTGAATGGGTAGAGATTATTTTGGCTTCTGATTCAGATATACGCAATTGTTTTAAAAAGGCGGGTATTAAAGAGAAGATTTATGTAGAAACAGATCGTAAAACTCGTCAGATGCAGCGTTTTCGTGAGTTTGCTCCTACTGATGATGAACGAGATCGTTTTGATGAAGAACTTTGGGATTTTACTATTGCACGATGGTTATTGATTAAGCCAGATGGAACAGAGATTTCTTGTACCCGAGAGAACAAAATTCTTATGATGAGGGGGAGCATTAAATTCTCAAGTTGGATTAATGACTCGCTTGATATCATGAGAGAAGATGTAAAGGTGTACAAAGAAGGACTTGAAAAAAACTAATAGAGATTGCAGCTAGGCTAGTAGAAAAACCTAGCTGCAATCAATGCACAAAATTACTTGATTTGTATGGCGAAGATCCTGATTGTCTTTCTTGTATGCCGATTACTATGCAGGAGAATGAATCTGCATTTCGTATTTATGAACTGGTTGAAGATCAGGTTATTACAGCAGGAATGACAGGCGAGATAATATCACTGCTTAATTCTTCAATTTGGGGTGCTATTGATAGATTTAGAGATAAGTTTGGAATAACAGATGATCTTGATTGTTTCTTTAGAGTGAAGAAGATAGCATCCACAATACACGAGCTACAACGAGCAAATAGGAAAGAGGAGAAATAATGCCTGGTGAAACATTAGGTGAAGCCTACGTTGAGATAAAAGCTCGTATTACTCAATTGAAGAAAGATCTTGCTGCTGCTAAGTCTGAAGTAAAACAAGCGGCTAAAGAAATGGAGAAGAGTCTTGAGATTTCTCCATCCGATGCTGCTTGGTTGAGATGGTCAACTCGTTCATTAGAACATATTGAGAGAGTAAATGTAGCTAATAAGAAAAATATTGAGGCATTATCTTCTTCTACTCTAACAGGCCCACAACGTCAAGCTGATGCTGCTTTAGAACAATCTGCTCAAAAGCAATTAAGAGTTCAGCAGATTATTACAGATGGTCGTCGTAAAATGGACGAAGCTATGGAAATATCTGTTAATAAATCTATTGGATGGGTAGAAACTCAAAATGCAAAAACAATTGCTGCACAAGCAAAAGAAGCAAAATCTTTTGATGATTATCTAAACAAAAGGACTGCTAAAGGCAATGCTGAAATTAATAGACAGATATCATTAGAGAATAAAAAAGTAAAAGCTTATGAATCTAGTTTATCAGCAATGGAAAGGCAAGATACCAAAAGATTCAATGATCAAATAAGAAAACATGTCGATACTGCAAATTCTAGCAATAAATCTTTTAAATCTCAAACTGCTAGTATAAAAGATTTA